AGAACATCGAGCAGACCGTCAACGGTACTGCCGCCAACTCCGGCCGCGTCTCCGTCACCGTCGCCCGTAACGGTGATCTCGTCGGTGACATGTACCTCGAACTCGAGTCTGACATCGCCGCTACCGCCACCGCGGAGGCTGGTGACTGCAACTGGGTCGCCGAGCGCGCAATTTCCTCCGTAGAATTATCAATCGGTGGTCAAAGAATTGACAAGCACTACCAGAAGTGGTGGCGTCTCTACTCCGAGCTTTACCTCGATGAGGCCAAGAAGGCCACTTGGGGTAAGATGACCACTGCGGCGGATGGTTCCACTGTCTATTTGCCCCTAGTCTTTTTCTTTAACCGCAATCCTGGACTTTACCTCCCACTAATTGCTCTGCAGTACCATGAGGTGCGCATCGATATTGACCTCGCGTCCGATTTCGACACCTTCCTTAACAAGTCCGTCTTCAAGGTCTGGGCCAACTACGTCTACCTTGACACTGAGGAGCGTCGCCGATTCGCCCAGAAGGGTCACGAGTACCTCATCGAGCAGGTCCAGCACACCGGTACCGACACCGTCGATGCCTCTGCCACCAAGCAGGTGCGCCTCTCGTACAACCACCCCGTCAAGGAGCTCGTGTGGTGCTTCTCCAACACCGCCGCGAAGTCGTCCCTGTGGAACTTCACCGCGAAGAACCTTGTCACCGAGGTTGCCCTCGAGTCCGACCAGACCGCCGACAACCTGGATTCCAACTGCTATGTGCCCATCTCCAACCTCGGCACCCCCATGTACGCCACCAAGCTCTCCACCGAGGCTTTCACTGAGGAGAACGCCGGTCAGCTCGATACCTTCAAGCTTGTCCTCAACGGTCAGGACCGCTTCAAGGAGCAGAAGGGTAAGTACTTCAACCAGGTCCAGGCGTACAACCATCACTCCGGCTGCCCCGCTCCCGGTGTGTACTCCTACTCCTTCGCGCTCAAGCCCGAGGAGCACCAGCCCACCGGCACTTGCAACTTCTCCCGCATCGATAACGCGCAGGTTGCCGTCAAGATGGCTGCCGGTACCGCGACTTCCATGCACATGTTCGCCACCAACTACAACGTCCTCCGCATCCAATCCGGTATGGGTGGCCTCGCCTTCTCCAACTAATTTGTTGGTCTCTGCCTTTTAGTAAATTAAATCAAAAAAATCATTTTTAAATCACATCACTCATGAAATTTAAAAATGTAAGTAATATCATATGGAATTCTCGTTTAAGGACACTCTCATGTTTTATCAAACATCTCTGCGTAATGTGGGATTATACACATCGATCTCATTAGCTCTACTCGGTGTGTCTCGCTTTTACCGTGGAAAAGCGAATATAGTCTATAACATCACCTTCATAATTCTTAGTATGATGGCCCTGTTTTTAGCGTTTTCTATTTTACGAAACCTCATTCGTCACGTGACACTCTTCAGGGATGGACTAAAAGATGAATCACAGAAGGCTATGATTAATGAATATTTGACTATTTCAAACGCACTCCAATATGTATTGTTGACCGTCTCAGGATTTTCAGCGTATACATTGTATCGACAGGTTTAAAAAGGAATGCGGTAATTAAGATATGATCAAAAAGATTTTTGAACTTTTTGTAAAAGCTGAAAAACCTCTATTAGGTCGTTGGAATTTGAAGTCATGTAACGAAATTTCAACGTCTATTAATTCGATTTATCAGAATAGGGATCATTGTGGTGACACTATATGTAAAACTCCCAAGAAAGCGGTGGAGTATGTTAAAGTAGATTGTCCTCCCAATCCCAAAAAGTAAATTCACCCACGGGTATCGTGTGATCACTCGTCACTAAACAGTGAAGAATATCATCAACCGTATCAAGCTTTTCAGCCTTTTCAAAATCTCTCACGAGAATGTACTTGTCACCACACTTTATGTGATGTGACCCAGTTACAAATACATTTTCCTCGAGTTCTTCACTATAAATTTTATAGAATGGATCTTCTTCACTCGACTTGATTTGCATAGTAGCTTGAACGATAGCCCCGTTTATGAGTGTGTCTCCCAGTTTAATGTTTTTTAATGGAACTATCTCACCGTCCGCGAGTTTAATGGGTGTATTTCCAGAGAAACACATCCATCTCGTCGCGGCGTCAGCAATCCTTTTCGCCTCTCTTGCAGCAGCTTCCGCAGCCCTTTGGGCTTCCCTGGCAGCTCTTTCCGCAGCCTCTCTTGCAGCCCTCGCAGCCCTCTCTGCCTGTTCCCTTGCCCACCTCGCGGCGGCCAGAGCTGCATCCCTTACAGCGTATGCAGCCCTTCTAATTTCCTCGTATGCTCTATTAAACAGCTCCTGGAACTTTCTAAAAGCGGCACCAGCGATCTGTCCAACCTTACGAATCGCCTGATTGACTTTACTTTTAATATCATTGAAAATCTTCTCCCCAGTCTTCCCAATCTCGTTCACCATTTTCCGACCAGCCCCGGAAATATCACGAGTTACTTTGGTGACCGCACCACCAATCGTTCTGATAACCTTTTTACCACCACGGTCTATATCTTTTATGACTTTCTTACCACCCCTTTCTATTGTTTTTATGGCTTTTTTGGCACCATTTGATATATCGCGGATCATTTTTTTAAGACCATCCTTGAGTTTTCGTATAACATTTTCACCGGCTTTCTTTATTTTACCACCTATACTTTGTATCATCTTCCATAATTCCTTCAATGCTTTAAATATCTCCTTCAGTACCCACATAAAGAATCGCTTAACTTTTCCAGGTAAGGTCTTTATCCAATTCCCAATCCATTTAAGGGGATCGAAATATGTATAGGCTCCGTACCCTGTCGCAGCCAGGGAAGACGACAGCCCTAACAAAACAATAATATTGTAAAGCATATTATTGTTTTATTATTACAAAATATAAAAAAATGACTATCATCTCATTCTAAATAAACTAGCGAAGGCTTTCCGTGCTTCTCTGGCCCCTCTGGCTGGAGCATCCTTGATAGCTTTGGCACTTTCTCTACCCAGGTTTGAAATGCCATTCTCCATCTCTTTTACAGCTCGTTTTCCACCATTACCTATATCCTTGACAATCTTTTTACCTGCACCACCGATCTTGTCCACAACTTTTTTACCCGCGCCAGTTATTTGTCCGGGTATTCTTTTGACCCCATTTCCAATATTACTCACAATTCCGGTGAATGCCTTTTCAATTTTTTTGAACATACCTGTAAACGCTTTTTCAATATCTTTAATAATTTTTTTCGCTCCAGCAGCTATTTTTTTGACCACACCCATAACAAATTCCTTAATTTTATTGAATGCGTACTGAATAATGGCCCAAAGATCCTTAAGAATTTTAAGTAACGCCTTCTTGATATCCTTGAGTGCGTCGAATATCAATTTTATGAACAAGTTGAAAAGTTGTTCGAGTTTCTTTGGTAAAAATTTAGTAAAAAACCATTGTAGTGTCTGTGTCGGTTTGAAATTATTATATATGACAAAAGTCGACGCCGCCAATGACGAAGACTGCGCCATTACAATAGCCAGTCTGACTGATAAACTAGACATGCTATTTATAATATACCACTAAAAAAAATCATTAGAATTTTGATATTTGTTTCCCAATTTCATTAACAACCTTTTTACCAGCACCAGTGACTTCATTTACAGCCTTTTTACCGGCACCAGATACATCATTAACAATCTTCTTACCCGTACCAGCCACCTGACCAACAGCCTTCTTGCCAAAATTACCCACATCCTTGACAACCTTTTTACCTGCACCCGATACTTGTCGAACAACCTTCTTACCTGCACCCGCAACATCCTTGACAACCTTTTTCCCTGTATTTTTTACCTTGTTAACCGCATCTTTTACGAACTTTTCAATTTTTTTAACGATATTCTTGACAATTTTGGCAATCTTATTACCTATATTCTTTGCAAATTTGGCTATGTCTTTTACCGCTTTCAATAAACCCTTGATGGCTTCCTTGAAAAGCCATTGGAAGAAAACTAATGGATTGTACTTATAAAGTGAATAACACAACAACATCGACGACGATGATTTCATACAAAATATTGTACATATTGGTACGAGCAACGAGCCGATCATACTCTTACTTTTCACATAGAAAAATATTCTCAACGTAAAATTTTTTCGAGAGTTGTAGATCTTGGGACCCTAATACCGAAGGGAGCCATAAGTGACCTGAGAGCTCCTGTGACAATCTTGAATAAGTTGTAATTGAAACTCGCATAGACCGATCCGGCGCAACATCCTATGAGACATATCCATCCCATTAATATACTACCGATAAGTTGAAGTATCATACATTCTTCTGAGAAAATAATATAAAAGAATACCGTTATATACAGGTATGTATGAGATATACACCGATGGGAGCAGTTTGGGAAATCCTGGACCTTCTGGCTGGGGTGTGGTCAGTGATAGTTTTAAGCTTAGCGCTGGACAACCTAATTCAACAAATAATCGGATGGAGATGACAGCTATTTTGAGAGCTCTTGAAGAGTCTGTGAAGAGAGATATTCAAGAGGTGCGTATATTTACGGATAGTAACTACGTGAAACAAGGAATAAATTCATGGATTATAAAATGGAAACAGAATGGATGGATGACATCTGCGGGTGCACCCGTGAAAAATAAGGATTTGTGGATTGCTATCGATGAAATGCGTAAAAAATTGAACGTAGTTGAGTGGCGATGGGTAAAAGCCCATAATGGCGACCCTAGAAATGAAGAAGCTGATAAATTAGCCAGGGAGAGTGCGAAAAATATATCCGCGTAAAATAGACCATGAGTGTTAAACAAGACGAACACTGTGAATGGTGTGAAAAACAAGAAAAGTTGCTTATAAAATGGGCTGAAAAGGCGGCTGGATACCGCTGGTTGCATAATCATGCACGCCTATTCTACAAGAAACAGAATGATTGGTTGTCTTATCCTAGTATAGTCATAGCAAGTATAACGGGTGTTGGTGGTTTTGCCGTCCTAAATCCAAGTGGGAATGAAGATGTATCCGACGATACCAAGAATAATATAATGATCATTCAGTATTTCTTTGCCTTCCTAAATGTTTTGGGAGGGATTTTGACGAGTATATCAAAATTCAGTCAGTCTCTACCTCTATCCGAGGCACACTCGGCTATGTGCGTACAATGGTCAAAGTTCTATAGGTCTATTGATATGGAAATATCACTTGATGTTAAACACCGCTCAGAAGTCGTAGAGTTTCTCATGAAGTCTCGGGAAGAATACGACAAACTTTTGGATGATGCTCCAGACATCCCAGCTATATCGATTCAAGCATTCATGGTTCAGTTTCCAGAAAAGGAAAACAAGCCCGATGTTTGCAATGGTTTGAGTATAGTTGTAAGTGATGACGCAGCATCTGTGACAGGCTCTAGGCGCGCTGTGAACAGGTGGCTGGGAGCTTTCCAAAATGTAACAGCTACATCCAGGCGGAAAAGTCGAGACGAAGATGAGTTAAACAGAGTGGATTCCGTGTAAAAAAATATTTGTTAAATATAAAAATGAGTGGTGTTTCTAAAATGTTTATTCTCGGTGGTATCACCGCATTCTTCGGTTTCATTTACATGATCTACAACAAAATGAACCCAAAAGCGTTCGGGTTCCCCCGGGGTAAGAAGGCGAGTATTTTAGATCCCTTCTATTTTTCTATGACTACCATGTCGACCGTGGGCTATGGTGATTACGGCCCAAAGGATAACTTCGCCAAGATGCTCGTCATGGCGCAACAAGGTGTACTTCTCTTCGAGGTTGTTTCATGGATTAGTGAGAGGGAGTCCATGACTAAAGCCGTAAACAATGCTTTAGCTGCTAACGCTATCAAGGCTTAAAGTTAATGTTCCTAATTAATACGTGGGGTGTCCCCACATCGTTATACAAGTTGGTTAGTCAAATAATCAAGTTGCACCGTTCTTATAGCTCAGTTGGTTAGAGCGTGGTGCTTATAACGCCAAGGTCACGGGTTCGAGCCCCGTTTGGAACATCTTTTAGAATGAGTTTTCCTCATTGTAAAAGATGATAAAGAATTTGGTAATGATAAATTAAATGCTGTCTCTCGCTCGACCAATTCACATTCAAAAAACTCCCGTTAACTTACAGACTAAAAAAGTGTCGCTTAGGCGCCCGGTCCGTTCGACCCGCGTTCAGGCTGCGCTACCAAATCCCGACCTCGTGAACTATGCACAACTCCAACTCGTCACATGGATTCTACCCATGACAATCGCCGGTCGTT